TCTTGTGGCGATGCGTCCATATTATTAGATAACGTATCGGCTATTTATATCAAACCGAAAGGGAATAGAGTTATATAACGGATTAAACTATAATCGATTATGCCTGTCGGTATTTCTCGGAAGAAAAACAAGAAAGGCCGTTGGATGTATTTCCGGAACGGTAAACTTATTTCTAAGAAATCCTACGATGCGTCTACGTCAAGGAAACGTTCCACTCGTAAGGGTGGAATCCGCAAGACTGCCCGACGGGCATACACCAACAAGAAAAAGAGGAGTAATAACAAAATGAGAAAAGGAATCCCACATCCAAGCGTAACAGGTATGGCGTCTGGATTGGCTATTGCAGCATACCTAAATTCTGCCACATCGGTTAGCGCATCGGGAGGCCGCGGCGTTAAGATAGTTGGTGAAGGCGTCATTAAAGATGTCACTGACGGAGAATTAGGAAAAGCATTCAGCACCCTTTCGGGGAATGCGATAAACCTGATCGGGACCGATGTTGGACGTAAGACATTAATTGGAGCTAGTTTGATTGCAGTAGGCGGTGCCTTTGCACGTAAACAGTTTCCCAATTTAAAACTAGGAGGAAGTAAGCTTTACTTTAGACTCTAAATGGCAGTCACCACGATAACGAGAACTTATGACAGCACTCCGTCAGACAAAACTTATTTTAGTTTGACGGATAATATGAGCTCGAGCTCATTGGGTAATATTCAAACGCCCCAAGGATCAACTAGGATCTCCAGAATCGACGTAGCCGTTGATGCTAACGATACAAAAGGATGGATACTAGTAGGACGTCTGCTCGGTAGTAATATGAGCGAACAAAACATGACTCTGGCGGGTCTCTCTGGAGATGCTGCAGACGCTGGAGCGTCATCTGAGTTCAATATGATTCCAGTTAATTTCGATATAACTGGAGTTAACAACATTGATCTTCAGGTGGCCTATCAATATACAACTGGCACGCCGACAGCTTCAAGCCTAGCCGTAACTCTGTATTTCGAATAGTCTTGAATGGCTAAAACAAAGATAGGATCTAACGCCAGCTTTACAGGTGGCAACCGTAGTCTGTCAATCGTAGGCGAACACTGTTATGCTTACAGTGGGGCCGTCGATACCGCTAACGAAAATGTAAAGGTTACTTCTCTCGAGTTCAATACAGGTAAAGGTTACATTATGAGTTCGTTTCAGTTTCATAATAACCAAACCACGGGAGATGACATACACTTTGAATTAACACTTAATGGTGTTGTTGTATTTGGGATTAGTATGCAGTATTCAGGAACTGACAAACTAGAGAATCCCCCTACAGCTATTTTGATACCCCCATTAACTCATGTCAAAGTAACAGTAGCAAATGCAACCCAAAATGCCGCTAGAGAGACTTTGGTAACAATGACTGGTAGAGTCTATGCATGACCCTAGCACCTTCTAAATCTGTTTCAAGAGTTAAAGAGGGTAACCTGTATGGTTGGAGCGGTCAGCACGATCTGACCTCGTCTGCTCTAACCCTCCTTAACTACACTAATCCTCCCTATTTTTACTTAACAAGAATGACTGTCGGTCTGGATTTCAGTCAGCAAGCTTCAGGACAGACTTTGTCTTTTACGATAAATGTGGACGGTCAGAATCTTTTTGTAGAAAAATACGTTCTGACAGTAGCCAATATCGGACTTCAACCCAAACCTTATGAATTCATCATTCCTCCCAATTCCACAGTCAAGGTTCAAGCTACACAATCCGCAAATGCGGGTTCTATGGCTATCAGTCTGGTAGGTTTCAGATTATGAAACTTCCTGAATCTGTGAAAGAATTTGAGGATTTGATGGGGGGTATAAAGTGGAATAGGTTTATCCCTCCTCTAGTATCGGTTCTGCAACCTATCATTATCTTTGGCGCTTGGCTAGCTTTCGCTAAGTTTGACAGACGAGCAGACGCCGTATCCAAATTAATCGCAATAGCCGAACCAATCCCGACAATAGATCTTAATGTCCCGAAACCGGTTGTTCTGGCTTCTCTTTATCACTCTGTAGATGAAGCACTAGCCGTCCTAACGGATGTTATGGAATTTATAAAAGATATTGAAGTCCCGTCAGTAAAAGAAATAGTAAAAGAAATTAAAGAGGAGATTATACCAGATCCGCCAGAAGCGGGAAAAATAATATCGGATTATCATGATTGTGTAAACGGGTATGAAAGGGACACTCCCAGTATCTTGAAAAACAAAATTACCAAGACCATATATGTTCAGGGATGTTTGATAAGAAAAGGTTATGTTCAAAAAGCAGTTAAGGAAATCATTAGACAACAACTCACATGAGCGACGAAACATTTTTCGTCATCTGGATTTCGAGCTTTGGTCTTTACTTATTAATCTATACTTACTGGATTCCGTTAAGAACTCAAAAAAAGATTGAGGACTGGCTCCGTTCTAGTGAATCGGATGACACTCTCTTAATGTCTTTAGAAGTCATAACGGGAAAGATAAGAGAACAGATGCTCATCGATTTTGAGGAATTTATGCTTCCTCAAGCGCGAAAGAACCTGCAGAAGTTTTGGAGTGGAGCAATGGGAAATGTTGCCAAAGAAATGAAAAACTCGGAGGAAGGATCTCAAATGTCGATGATGCATGATATTGCTAGTGAACTTTCAAGCCAACCATGGTACGTGCAAATGTTGGGATCGAGACTTATGCCTCTTCTGGCAAAAGCCGGATCGGAAGGGAAAACCAAGACGGTGGCAGAGCTAGGCATGGGATTGCAGAAATAAGGCACTTTAAACGCACGCTGACGCACCAAACACGCAATCCTAACCCCTTCATACCCTAAGCTCCTCCGTTAATCTTACGACCACATAGAGAGCAGGTCGCCGATACACGGCCCCAGTTCATGTCATAGCATGAACAGATCATAGTTTCTCGTTGATACTGTGTAGTAGGGATATAATTTCACATCTCCAGCATTCCCATATTACTTTACCATAATTATTGGTAGTGCATTTATCACAGTGTAGCATTAATCCTCCTTACAAGTGCATCTATCAGTCCAACAGTCACATTTATCGCAACGTGGATGATTCTGTAATGGCTCTTTCATGCTTCTTCCCAACGCAGTCCGTCGGATGCTTTCCATACCCAGTAGAAGATACCTTCCTTAGGCCAATGGGATGCTGATTCGTAATCCTTCAAAAGGTAAAAGGATGATGTAGAATAGGATTCCTTGATCTTACTCTCTTCTGTAGGATGAAAACTAAAGTCCTTTCCATCCTTTAATTTCAGAACTTCACGGCATGTTACCTTCACACCTTCTTTTATACCCGCGTCTGTAGTAATATTGATTTTATCAACACGGTCTACAGTCACTAGGGTCGGTTCATCCTCCTTAACGATCAGGTAGGAATCACGCTTCTTCAATGGTGAAGAAACGTCAGGCTTTACATATTCTTGTGGCGATGCGTCCATATTATTAGATAACGTATCGGCTATTTATATCAAACCGAAAGGGAATAGAGTTATATAACGGATTAAACTATAATCGATTATGCCTGTCGGTATTTCTCGGAAGAAAAACAAGAAAGGCCGTTGG